ATGCCCAGCTGCCAGAGAGAGCCGCCTGACGGGGCCGGGGATGGGGATGGGGCCATGGTTTGTCGATTGATAGGGTGCAGTTGCGGGGGCTGCTACGGTGCAGCAACCAAATTTTACAGGTTGGCCGCGCCGCTGTCAAGGTGTTTCCTCGACCAGCTCGCAACCGTGGTCAGTCCAGCGGAATTGGCCGCAGGTAATAATATCAACAATTTCCTCGAACTTAAGCTCGATTATTTCACTTTCGCTCTCTACCTGTCTTTTGATGATTATGTAGTAATGGCTTTCTTCTGCATTGTATAGATGCCCAAACTTAGCTAGATGGTCTTGGCACAGCGCTATGTACTTTTGCGCAGGGCATATTTCGACACCAAGCAAGCTGATCAATTTTTTTGCATCAGATAGCCTTGAGTACAGAGGCAGAAGGGTTGATCCAGTTGGACGGACGACCCACAGGCACGAGTGGCCGCTTGGAATTGCCTTGATTTTGCGTTTGTCATGCACAGCCACATTCATCCAGTTGTCTTTGATGTGTGGCTCGGCTATGACCATCATGCGGCGATGGAGGCTGCTGCAACGACCTGCTGGGCGGGGAGCCATAAATCTGGCGCGGTTGGCTCATGCAGCCTACCATGCCATCGCCTTGCAGGCAAGCTGCCTACAAATCGGGGGTCGGCGGGAGCGACAGGCACGGGTAGAGGCGCCTATCGGAAAGCCGCGCCCAATTTTTAATAACCCGGTAAATAGGCTCAAAAGGCTCGACCATTACCAATCCGCCCTTGGAATAAGGGCAAAGCCAGTTTGCCGCTAAATTATCAACATAGATTCTGGGGTACTCATGTTTTGTGCCAATCCAGATAATGCCTGAGTCAATTGGCCTAACTCTTTCGACGCATCTAACAAAAGGGTAAAAAGCGCCTTCTAGCGCGCTCTTAGGAGTCAAAAACCTGCCTCCCCAGCCAAGCTGCGCGAGGTCTCTTGCATTTTCAGAGAAATCGTCTTCTGACGTAAATCTGGTTTTGCAAAATTCTTTAATTTGCCCTTCCGACTCATAGCAATTCTTGAATTTAATTATCAGTGAGCGATCTGGGCATAAGGCTCTCTTGCAAAGCGCAATCCTTATGTCAGTTTGATTTGCAGTAAACGCCGGCCATCCAGTAGCGGAAAATCTTTCGTGATGTTTTGTGGATTTTACCATTGCTTCGTCTTGTTAAACGGATTTGCTTTTGTGTATTCTTCCATTTCTCTTATGTTATACTCAATGACAATAAGCCTTAGCAGGTAGCGATGCAAGTTGCTTGAGTAACTGTGAACCTGGATGCTATTAAGCCATTCCAAAATTTCGCTTGATTTTTCTGCGCATCTCGCCCAGTACCTCCTAAAGGCCATGGCCTCCTCCTGCTGTATCATCTTTCCCACCATCCCAGAATACGGACATATAAATTCAAGCCTGCCAGGGGCTCCATAACCAACAACAGAGTAGAACTTATACCATTTCCACGCAGCTCTATTTGCTGCTTTTTGGGCTTGGATGGTAAATTTCATTTTTATTGAATATATGGCTCTGTGTTTCCATTGGTGGGTGCCAATCCATGGCGGCTTCGGCCTTGGCCTGTCCTCCGGGACAAGCGTAATGCGGAAAGCAAAACGATCGACTCCTTTGCGCGTCCTTGCCATTTGCGAAATCGGCCAGAAGAATGTATGATACGTGGATGACCAGCCAGTCCTATCACTTCATTGTCCTGATGGAGGGCGACGCCTGCGTCGCTGGATACCTGCCCAACTGGGCGGGTGGCAACCAAGCAGCGCTTTCTCTTTTGGAGGAGAGGCACCCTGGCTGGGTCGAAATCATGCTACGCAAATGCAATGAAACTACCGCTGGGTCAGGCAGAGAAGCTGGAAATACAAAAGGCCTACGAAAAGCTTTTAGAGAAGATGCGGGAATGCGAAGCACCAGCAAAAGCACTTGTAGATATTCTTGAAACAAAGAAAGCCTGCTTGTCTAGGCAGGCTCAAGACCGGCTGTCAAAAAGCGGACAGGCAATGCTCGCTGCGCTCTTCGTTTTCAAAGTGCTTAATTACAAAGTCGATCTGATTGGCTGGGAGGGAAGGGAGTACGATGCTACTGAAAAATCCAGCGACTTAGACGAGATCAAGTAGATTCGGTTGAACGTAATTCGGCCCCTTAAGCACTTTGCCATGCTCATTAAAAATTGGCATTCCATTCTCATCTAGTTTTGTCATATTTGAAGCGTGGATTCTGCAAGACACTTCATCCAAGTCGATTCGCAGAAAAGCCGCAAACTGATAGCACGCATACACGAGGTCTCCCAGCTCTTTTGCCATGTGAGCTTTCGCCGCTTTAGCCTCAGACTCGTCTGCGCAAGCCTCTGAAATACCGATCCATTCATCAACGGCTTCCTTGAACTCATTTCCCTCTTCCTCTATGCAGCCAAGCTGCATTTTAAGAGTGGCATAGTCGTGGCACGACCTCTTGAAAAAGCTCCCTGCGGTACTGAAAGGCTGGCGAAAAACAGTGCGGAAGGCGACTGCATCTTGAAAGCGACTCATTGATCTATGTAAAATTTTGATAAAAAAGCCCCGATAATCGGGGCTCGTGGCTTAAGCGGAACCGTAGCTGCTCAGTTGTCGATTTCGCTTTCCATGAAAGCATCGCCATCTGTTTCGGCAGTGTCGTAATCAGGGTCGATTTCCTCGGCCTCGACCTCTTCTTGCGGCACGAGCGTGACGGTGATTTTGCCGTTCTCAGTGGCAACATGCACTCGGGCCTCAACATCCTCGCCAAACGGGAAGCCTGCGGCAGCCGTGTGCCGGGCGCCAATGACGATCGTGCCGTTGGCGCCGATCTTCAGGGTCGGGGCCCGGCCAGCGCGACGACCAGCCCGAGCAGGCGGTGCAATCGCAAACCCTTGGGCGGCCACCAGGGCGCAGAGGTACGCCTGGTTGTCCTGCTGCCGAACGACAACTTCAACGCTGCCAGTCGCGGTTGTGGTGATTTCGGTGTAGTAGCCAGCAGCTTTTGCGATCACATCGCTAGGCTGGCCTTCCATCTCGCGGGTGATTTCCAGCAGGCGCTGGGGAGACACGGGGACGCCCTTGCGAGTCGTTTTGGCTGGAATCCGCTTGGGTGCTTTGGCCTCAGCAGCCGTTTCAGTGGCAGGGAGAGAGGTTTCTTGCATGGTGGTTTCGGTGGTAGCAGGGGCCGCTTGGTCGGGCAGGGCGGTTTTTTTGAGGCGGGGCAACGTAGACTCCGTTGGCAACCAAGGAATTGTAGGACATCGCCCGCCAAAACGCAAGCGGCCGGTTTTCAAATCCCGTGCCTCAGGCCCCAATAGGCCAAGAGGGCGGCCTCTGCCCGCCCATCATCCTTGATGCGGCGGAAGAGATCCGCTTGACAAGGCCATATCTGCGCAGCAAGCGCACGCGAATTGCCTTTGCCCTGCCCCGTTAATTTAAGGTTGCGCTTCCATACTGTAGGCGGCACAAGCTCTGTTCTAATCCTAAGCCCAGCCATTACGCCACGCACGATGCCAGCCGCTTCGCCAAAAGCGAACATAGAGGTAACTCCCTGCCCAGGCATAGCGTGAACCTCCTCTATGTAAGCGGTTTGCACGCGATCAGCATAGTCAATAAGGTCAGCGACCAGAATCTCTGGTGAAATTCTTCGTTTCTTTCTTTTGCCGACCTGTATCTCTACGACTGGAACATCTAAAATGTCAACAATAGAGTCTTTCTCTAAGATCGCAATCGCTCCAGATACGCCCGGATCAATCCCAATCGTCAGCGTTTTCTTTTCTGGCATCACAGCGGATCGACAGCTCAGATGCTAGCTTCAATGTCTTGGCAACGCCAAGCCTTTCAAAAAGACTGTCGGCCAGCTGGCCCACTTGAAAATCAGTTGGGTTTCTGTACGTTTTTATTGGCTTAAGGGTTTGCATTTTTTCTGCATATCCTTCCCCGTAATAGCACTCTTCAACATTTTTGTATTTTCCCTCTGGGCCTATATGCTGTAGTATTTGCGGATTGTAATTGTATAGAAAGCGCAGCGTTTTATACAAGAACGGTTTTTTACGCCTAGATATGTGCTTGGCATAATAGATGGACTTACCTAGTCGTCTAAATTCAAAATACTCCTGCGGAAAGGTGAAGACTGGATCCTGTTCCTTAAGCCACTCAATAAATTTATGTCCATACCTATTCCTTGATTTTTCTTTAAGCGCAGCCTTGACGATATTTAGCAAGAAAGCGTTCATGTCTCTTATGCCGAGCCCGTAGTAAACGCTTTGCAGAAAATCTTTTATGCCTTTAAGCTGTATTCTTTTATTCCGTAGCGTGGTGTACTCTAGGTAGAAGCCACCTTCTATTATTTGAAGCATTGACAAAAAAAAGGGCTCCGAATCTTGGCCAGCCATAACTGTTCCAAGATGGAGCTTTGCTTCTTCAATTAAAAGAGCCCCATAGTGAGGATCGTTTTTTTGTGGCATGAGTTTGCGGGGACTTACTGGTTGCCACCCTTGATGGTACCTGACGGGTTTGGAGCACCCTGGAACCGTACCACCTCAACTACGACTCCGTTCAACTGGCGCATCTGGCTCGCTTAATTACTTAAGCGTAAACCTACCGCACGGCCCGAGCAGTAGTCCTGTCAACGCCTGGGAGAGGGCGGCCTGGGCGCCCAATGTCACCCAGTCCATGCCCCGCTATCAAAATGGAATTTCCTCCTCTTCGTCTATTGGGGGTGGTGCTGGCCTGCTGCTTCGCGGCTGCTGCCTTTGAGATCGTTGTGATGTTCTCGTACCACGAGATTCTGTCCTTTTGTCACCATCTAAAGAAGACTTGGTGTCAATAAAAGTAAATTCACTGCATCTGAGGACAGGGCGGCTTTTCTTTTCTCCCTCTTTCTCCCACGTTTCATTGTAAAGCCTTCCGGTAACAATAAGCTTGCTGCCTTTTTTCACGTAGT